AATCAAGGAAGAAGTTGAAGCATCTGTACAGGAAAAAATTGAAGCAGTTGCTAAGGGTTTTGAAGTTCAGAATGCTGAACTTCAACAGAAATTGGAAACAGCAGAGCTTGCTCTTTCCGAGCAAACAGAAAAGGTTGAGGCATTTGCCGCAGCTGGAGCTGTAAAGAAAAGCGTAGATCCAGAAGACGCTGAAGAAGAAGAGGGTGAAGCGCTTGTAAAGTCTGCACCAGTTTCGTTCTGGAAGAATACATATTTGCCACAGGAGTTAATTAACTCCCTAGGTTATAGGTCATAAGGTAAGGAGGAAAAACTACATGGCATCACAAGAAGAAATTTTGGCAAAAGCCAATGAAGTAACCACTGCGGTGGTTTCAAACAGCAGCCCAGTCAGCGGTGGTGGTGGACTTCTCTACCCAGAGCAAGCAAACCGCTTCCTTGACTTTGTTGTTGATCAATCAGTTCTCATGAAGAACGCAAGAGTTGTGCGTATGCGCACACCTCAAATGGACATTGACAAGGTGTCCGTAGGTACCCGTTTGCTTGCAAAGGCAACCGAGGCAACCGATGATGGTGCAAACGCAGCTGTCACATTCAGCAAGGTATCGCTTTCAACTGTAAAGCTTCGTCTTGACTGGAACATCTCAACCGAATCGTTGGAAGACAATATTGAGGGTGCATCGCTGGAAGACCATATCGCACAGATTATGGCTCGCCAGACTGCAAATGACATGGATGACTTGTTCATCAATGGCAATACCTCGTCAAACAACGGTCTGTTGAAGGCTCTTGATGGCTTTGTTAAGCTCGCAAAGGCAAGCGGAACAACCGTAGACTTCGCAGGAAACAATGTTTCCCGTTCAGTGTACGACAAGGTTCTCCGCAACTTGCCAAGCAAGTACTTGCAGCGCCGTAACGAACTGCGATTCTTCACGGGTCCAGGCGTTGTTCAAGACTCAATCTATAGCTTGGGTAATCCAAACTCAGCAACTGACGCAACTGCAGGCGCTCCTGCACCAATGTCAACCGCTGGTGAAATGGCATTTTTGCAAGGCTCAATGAGAGCAAATGGTGGTCCAGGCGCAACTGGTCTCTCACCATTCGGTATTCCTTTGATTGAAGTACCTCTGATGCCAGAAACCGTAACAGGTGACTACTCAGGTGCTGCTGGTTCGCATGGTTATGTGGAACTCACCTTCCCGAACAACCGTGTAATCGGTATTCATCGTGACATCACGGTATACCGTCAGTTCAAGCCAAAGACTGACACGATTGAGTACACGCAGTACATGCGTGTTGCTAGCAACATTGAAAACGGTGATTCTTATGTCATCGGTAAGAATGTCAAGCTGCGCACTCTCTAGTAATAAGTAATTAATTGGTGAATGGCGGGGCTGAAATATGCCCCGCCATTTATCGTATTTAATTGATTTAAATGAATATAAGTGATAACATTAAAGAATGGCTACTAAAAAAACAAGCGTAACATTAAACGATATTAACAAGCAAAAAGAAAATGTATCTACACCAAAAACCATTAAAAAAGAAGTCAAGGCAGAAGATATTACGCCTGAGTCAAAGATTTTAATTGTGCTTGAAAGCGGTGCTGGATATGTAACATCATCTGGATTTAAATTTTCTCAAAACAATAGGGTTGCAGAGATTCCAGAAGATGAAGCTAAACAACTCCTTGCATTAGATAATTTTAGATTACCTAATGACGCAGAAAAGGAATTGTATTATACTAATCAGGAGGATTAATAAATGGCAGGCAATCTTACAAACTATCTTGAAAACAAGCTCATTGATCATTTCTTGGGAACAGCCTCGTACACTATGCCATCGGCAGTGTATGTAGGGTTGTTTACTGTTACGCCAGGTGAAGCTGGTGGTGGAACAGAAGTTACTGGTGGTTCGTATGCTCGCCAAGAAGCAACATTTACTTCTGCATCAAGTGGTGCAACCTCTAACGATTCAAACATTGACTTTGCTGGAATGCCAGCTGCAACAACTGTTGCTATTGGTATTTTTGATGATGTTTCTGGCGGTAATATGCTTCTTTACGGAGGTCTTACCGTTAACAAAACAACAGATGCTGGAGATACATTAAGAATCGCTACAGGCGATCTTGATATCAGCATTGATTAAGGAGGGGGTGCGGTGTTAAGAAGAGAATTTACTGGAGCAGCTCTAAGAACTAACTTAAGCGCTAATATTTCAAACAGTGCTTCTTCTTTTTCCGTAACCGATGCAGTAGGTTTTCCTTCTGGATCAAATCCTTTTGCTATTGTTGTTGACAGAGGCACGAGTGATGAAGAAAAAATGTTGATTTCATCAAGATCTGGAACGACATTCACAATTCAAACTCGTGGTTATGATGGAACAGTAGCAAAATCACACGATTCTGGAGCTTTTGTTGATCATATCCTTGATGCAGCAACAATTCAGGATATGAATACTACGACATATGATAATGAAATCTTAATGTGGATGGGGGTATAATGGCAAATCTAGTTCCAAAATCTTTTTATCTAGGCAATTCAACTGGATCAAATGTTTATACTGTTGCTAATACAGCAGGTAATTATTCAATTATTAAATCAATTAATATTTGTAACACTAGCGATACAGCTAATGCTACAGCAGACATTCATATTCTTGTAGCGGGAGATTCTCCTGCGAGTAACAATAAGATTGTTAGTAATGCTAATGTTATTAAAAATGATGTTCTTTATTACAATACATCAATTGTAGTTCCAGCCAACAGTAATGTCTATGTTGCTTCAAGCAACTCTTCAATTACATTTAATATTAGCGGGGTAGAATATGCCTAATCTTGTTAATAGCGGAAGTAGCACTGGTGGTTCTGGTGCATCTGCAATTATAACTTGGGATCCTACAAAAGAAGAGTTTAAGATTGGTGACAAGTTCTATGGCTTTCAGTACTATCCAGCAAATGCAAAGCTGATAGTCCAGGAAATACTTGAGCCAACTACTATTACAAATGAATATGATACTGCATCTAATGTGGTTTCAATTCCAAAACATAGACTAGGGGATACATTTACTCCAGACAATGAGTATTTTGATCCTTCAGATCATGATATATATAAAAACTGGTTAACCAGTCAGGCTGTATTAATATTTTCCTGGTATACTGGTAACGAAAAGAATTTAATAGCGGAGGTTGCATAAATGGCTGCAATAGATCTTGGTAGGCTAAGGTTCTACCATCAGGGTGTGTATAGTGGTGCTACCACATATGAAATTAATGATGTTGTATCTTATGGTGGTAAATCATATGTGTACATCAACACAACTAATGCAAGCGGCAATCTTCCAACTGACACAGATTACTGGAGCGTCATGTCTGAAGGACAGGACTACAAAGGAAACTGGGATACATCAACTGCTTATAAAATAGATGACATTGTTGTTAGAGGTGGTTCAACATATATTTGTTTAATTGCTCATACATCAGGAACATTTGCAACAGATCTTGCGGCAAGTAATTGGGAGTCATTCACCCGTGGTCTTAGAAATCGTGGTTCTTGGGCTGCAAACACAGCTTATTTGAAAGACGATGTTGTTTATAACGGAATTGATTATGCAATTGCTACATCAGACTTTACATCAAATTCTCCTGGATTTGCTGATGAAACAAGTGGAAGATGGGAGACTGTTGTTAATGGAGCTGACCCAATTCCAGCGCAAACAGGAAACACAGGTAAGCTGCTAACAACAGATGGAACAGATGCTTCCTGGACATCAACTCCTAGTGTAAACACAATCGCCGTTGCTGGAAATACTTTTATTGGTGCAAATGCTACGACATTTGCAAACACACTCACTAATCCAACACTTGTGGTTCAGTCAAACGCAGCAGATTACTCACAGATTGCTTTTAGAAACTTGGGAACAAACGCAAACAGCTCAACAGATATTATTGCGTATGCTGATGCAGGCGATGATGATTCTGGTTGGATTGATATGGGTATCACATCAGTTAACTTCTCAGATGAATCATTCACAATTACCGCTGACCACGATGGCTATATTTTCATGGAAGCTCCAGCAAACACTGCAGGAAACGGAAACCTTGTTCTTGCTACTGGTGGTAATGGTGTACAGAATAAAATTGTCTTTGCGGCAGGCGGTTTGTCAAGTAATGACACCCAAATGGTTATCACTCCAAACACATCTGTTGCAATCAATATTGCAACCAATTCTACAAGCGCTACGACTGGTGCATTAACTGTTGCTGGTGGTCTTGGTGTTGGTGGTAATGTTTATATCAACGGTAACACAAACATTCAAGGTACAATCACCGTAGGTGGTGGTGCTTTTGAATCAAATAACCTAACCGTTTCAGACCCAATTGTATTCATGGGTAATACAAATACTGGTGATACTTTTGATCTAGGTTTTGCTGGTAAATTTGATGATGGAGCTGTTAAGTACGCAGGTCTGTTAAGAGATGCTTCTGATAGCGGTAAATTCAAGCTGTTCACAAACTTAACATCTGCTCCTACATCAACAGCAAACTTTGCTGCAGCAGTGAACGCATCGCTGGTTTTGGAAGATATGGAAGCAAGTGGAATTGTCGTAATCACATCTAATGTTGCTTCGGCAAATACAACATCTGGCTCACTTATCATTACAGGTGGTGCTGGTATCTCCGATAATGTTTTTGTTGGAGGAGATATTTCAGTTGCTGGAAACGCAACTGTTACAACAAACCTAACTGTTAGTGGAAATGCAACTATTTCAACAGATCTTGCTGTAACTGGCAATACAACCTTAACTGGTGGTCTGACAGTTTCTGGAGCGCTTGTAGCAGCAGAGATGTCAGAAATTGTAACATCTGGAACAATCAGTACAAATGTTTTGACACTTGATTGGACAGCTACAAATATTAGCTATGTAAGTTCTCCATCAGCAAACTTTACAATCAATGTTACCAATGCTCCAACTACAAATGATAGAGCATTGTCTGTAACCGCAATTGTTACTCAAGGAGCAACTGCCTATATCCCAAGTGCACTGCAAATCGCTGGCTCTGGACAAACAATTAAATGGTCTGGTGGATCTGCTCCTGCTGGAACAGCAAACAAGATTGATATCTTCAGCTTTGTATTGCTAAGAACAGGAAGTGCATGGACAGTCTTTGGCAGTTCAAGCTTGAATTACTAATCGGAGGATACAATGGGTTTTCTTTTTAAAACATCAAAAACTTTTGGACCATTAAGCCCAAGACAATTGTTGGCAAAACTTGCTGCTTTTACAGATACATTTACTGCGGCTAATAGCTCAACAGCACTTCCTACATCAACAGCTACTCCTTGGGAAGCAACGAGAGGAACATGGGGTATTACAAGTAATAAGGCTTATGCTGTAACCGCACCATCAAGTTATGCTGTTGCGGCATTTGATTCAAAAACAGAAAATGTGACTGTTAGATCTACAACTGATAATACTGGCGCTGGAGTTGGTGTCTCATTTTGGGTAACTGACTCTAATAACTGGTGGGGAGCACACAGCAAAAAAGTTTCTACAACTGGAACGCCTTATATTTGCCCTTCTGGTGGAACAGTATCTGGTTCAAACTGTAACTATTCATATGGAGCATCTGCGTATGGAAGCGTATACTACTACTGCCCAGGTGGTTATACATATCATGGAATTTGTTGTCTATTAAACGGTCATGAATGGGTTGGCTGCATTGGTCCAAACCATGCACCTGGTCCAACTACTTATGGATGTCCAAGCGGTGGTTCATTGAGTGGTACAACATGCTATGTATCTTATGCTGCAAGCTTAACAACATATTATGTTCATACGCTTGAAACAGTGAAGAGTACTGCTGGAACTGTGTCAACAGTTGCATCAACAGCAATTGCTAATACGACTAGCAATAGTGATTATGTTGCTTATGTTCAAGCTAATACGGGAACATCAAGTGCTGTTGTTACTGCGCAAATGACATCTGGTGGAGCAGTTGCTTCTTATACAGCCCCATCTGGAACCCCAGCAAAAGCTAAAAAACACGGTATGCTTGTTGGTCCTAGCACATTAAATGGTGTAACAACTGTTGAGACTTTTACATATACTCCAAACTGATTTATGGAAAAAGAAAATGTAAGTTTAAGCAAGGCTGCAGAGCGTTTGGCTATTTGCAGGGAATGTCCTCGTTTGTTTAAGCCAACTGTCACATGCAAAGAATGTAATTGCTTTATGAAAATAAAAACACATCTTATAAATGCTACATGCCCTTTGGGTAAGTGGTAATATTGTTATGTGAAAAAATACGAAATTAAGAAGACAATTCATGGTCCAGCGGTTATTTACGAAGGAGAGATCCTTTTTTTAGATCAGACGCTTAGTTTTTTTGATTTAATTGATGAGCAGCCAGAATTTCTGTTTGATATTACAGAAGCTGTTATATCTCATTTTAAAGAAGAAAGCGACTCTATACTCTCTGCTCTACGAGACCGTCATACAGCAAATGTTGGACCAGCATATACAGCAGTATCTGTAATCAGTCATTATTGGAAATTGATATTTGAGGAGTACCCTCAATATAGTCAAGCAATGCTCAAAGCTACTGGTCAAGAAAATACATGGGATATGAGTAATCCAAATAAAGCTCTAATTCATAGATTTTATACAAAAGGAAGAATAAATGATAATTAATCCAAATTTTTACTATAGCACAACGCATCCTTTTATTGCGCTAAGCAATGTTTTTACAAACAATGAATGCGATCTTATTTCTGAAATTGGCAGCAATTTGCCAATGATGGATTCTGTTGTTGGTGGTGAACAGTCAATTTATAGTAAACATAGGCAGTCAAAAAATTCTTTTATTGAACCAAATATAGAAACAGATTGGATTTTTAATAGAATCATTGAAGCGTCTACTTTTGTTAATGACAAATATTTTCAATATGAGCTATATGGGTTTTCATTCGTTCAGTATGCTGAATATTGTGGTGATTTAGATCACTATAATTGGCATATGGATCTTGATCCAATTAAAGATGTACAAACTGGTCATATTGCAACTACTAGAAAATTATCAGCAAGCGTCATTCTAAGCGATCCTTCTGATTATGAGGGGGGTTTATTTGAGATGTACCTTAATCCAGATACTACAGCCGAGCATACAATTACCCAGGAAAAAGGAAGTGTTATCTTTTTCCCATCGTATGCAATGCATAGAGTCACTCCAGTATCTGATGGAGTAAGAAAGAGTCTTGTTGTTTGGATAGAGGGTCCAAAATTTAAATGAGTTTAGATATTAGATTTATCCCAATTGGAAAGATAGTAGCTACAACAACAGCAAATCCCAAACCAGCAAAAAATTATATTCCTGAGTGGTGGAAAAGGATTGATTCATATATTGGTGGAAAAGCAGATTTCCTATCTGATTCAAATTTAAACACTACAGTAAAACATTGTATGCCATATATTGATGCTCTTACTGGTGGTTATATTCAGGAATTATCAACTGATATTTATATAGATATAACTAAAGATATTAATGATAATTTTGTCATAAAAGTTAATCATTCTTTGCAAATACCAGGTCTTACTCCTATTAGATATAGAACATATCCTAAAGATGCTGCCATTCAAAAATTTCCAGAAGGTTATTATCCCATTGAATTTACTTGGTCAGAGCATTGGGCGGTTGATACACCAGATGGCTGGTCAACACTATATACGCACCCTATGAACAGATACGATTTACCATTTATAACACTATCTGGATTAGTAGATACTGATAGAGGGAAAGTAAATGTTGATGGATCAATTCCATTTTATATTAAAGAGGGTTTTTCTGGAGTAATACCTGCTGGAACACCGATATATCAAATGCTACCAATTAAAAGACAAAGTTGGAAATCAGATGTTGAGGAGTATAGTGAATATAGATATTTTAGAGATCTGTCTAGATTAAAAAAATATTTTACTGGTGGTTATGTAAAGAATATTTGGCATAAGAAGAGGTATGAGTGATGAAATCAAAAGAATCAAATGAACTAATTGTTTACTGGGCACCTTGGTGGGCTCCAGAGCCTGGCATTAATTTGGACATCGTATATCATGACCCAGTAAATGTGTATAAAGATTTTATTTCAAGAGCAGACCCAGATAGACCATATCCAAACTATATTAACTGTCCAGCTGTTTCAGAAAAATTTAAAAGAACTTTTATGGTTAAAAATATTGCAGAGACAGCTCTACGATGTGAGCTTAATGAAGATAAAGAGCTTAATATTAGCTATTTAAACTCTAAAACAACTAATAATGCTGCAGGTGTCACTCATAAGCCAACATTAAAAGATAATTTTTTGTTTGAATACCATATGGCATATGCATTATTCGCAGAAGAAAGTTTAACTTTGGCAACTAGTTCGCCGTATTTTCATAAAGCACCACACCTACAATATGGTGCAATTGTTCCTGGTTCTTTTGATATTGGTCGCTGGTATAGACCGATCATTTCAGAATTCAATTTATGGACAGGGAATGATTATTTTCATATTCAACAAGATGAACCCTTGATGTATTGGGAATTTTTTACAAATAAAAAAATTATTTTAAAAAGATATGAAAGAACTCAAAAGCTTTATGATATTACTAGCTCTGTAATTAATTTTAAGCTAGTAAAGAGGGGATCTAACCTTCTCTCAAGATATAAGAGATTTGATGAGTCATCTTTAAGAGCAATAATTCTTAAAGAAATTAAAGCTAACTTAGTGGAGTAATGAATGGATATTGTAATTGTTGGTTCTGGTACAGCTGGTTTAATATCTTGCATATATCTAAAACAAGCTTTTCCAAAATATAATATTAAAGTTATATCATCTTCCTCAATTGGCATTATTGGTGTTGGTGAAGGTTCAACAGAACACTGGAGGCAATTTCAAGATTATTGTGGTATTGATCCGCACGATATGGTTGTTAATACTGATGCTACATATAAATTAGGTATTAAATTTGAAGGCTGGACCAACCACACCCCAGAGTATTTTCATAGTATTAATTCATCTGGAGCTCTACATAAAGGAACCTTTATACCGAGTTACGCAGATGCTGTTTTAAAAAACGATCTGCTGACAAATAGGTTTTCTTCACTTGGTATTCATGATAATCAAGTTGATAACATTGAAAATCATCCATATTATGCAAATCAATTTCATTTTGATACATTTAAAATTAATGAATATCTTATCAAAATTGCAAAATCAAGAGGTATTGTCTTTATTGATGACGAAGTAGCCTTTGTGAAAAGAGATTCCGATTCTGGTTTTATTACTAAAATTTCTCTAAAAAATAATAGAGATATTAAAGGTGATTTTTTTATTGACGCAAGTGGATTTAAAAGGGTTCTAGCAAGTGAGTTTGAGGATCAAAATTTTGTCTCATACGAGGAGTATCTCCCATGCGATTCAGCGATTGCCTTTCCAACAGATAGTGATCCGTCAGGTCAATTTAGACCATACACTAGGGCAATTGCAATGAATTCTGGATGGGTATGGGAAATTCCAACGCAAAAAAGAAGGGGCAATGGCTATGTATT